CGCAGCGTGGCGTACTCTTGCGGGTTCACCAGCCACACGTTGTAGAAGTAATCCAGCTCTTCGACGTCGGCCGCGAGCTGCGCGCTGATGATGTCAGCGAACGGACGCTCGGCCATCGGAGTCGGCGACGTGCCAGTCAGCTCGACGTTACCCCAATCATGGCCGGGCACAACACCAGCGCCACCGAGCGACGTGATCACCGCGTCGAGCACAGCGATCGTCCGGTTGTTGACCTTCCGGACGATCGTGTTCCCGGTCTGGCGGGTCAGACGGTCCATCTGGACGGTGTCGTTGCGGCGGATCGCCTCGTCCGACATCCAGAACTTTCCGCCCCAGTCCTCGGACTGTGCGACCTTCGGCTGCAGTCGCTCACCCTGAACGATCGGGTACTCGTCGGACGGGCCGCGCTGCTCGACGTCGTTCTTCGTGTACAGCTCGTTGATGGTGACGACGTCGTAGATGATCGCGCCCGCGCTGGTCGTGGTGCCCGGCGAGCCGAACAGCTCCGGTGCGATGAACTTCTGCAGCGTCAGATCCGAAAGCCGCTTGGTGATCCGGCCGGGCTGCGAGAACGCCATGTCGACAGTGATCTTGTTGTCTGCGACAACCGGAGCGCCCAGCGGGTAGGCGACGGGAGAGTTAGCCATTTTGGGTTCGGCCCTTTCAGTAGAGGCTGATCTCGGCGTCGGCGCCATCGGCCGCCGCGGTGAGTGCGTAACCGACAGCGATTCCGGCGGTCTTGGTCTTCGCCTTGCCGGTGGTGCCGACCTCGACCTCGGCAAACGCCGCGATCGCACCGTCTGCGGTCACGTGGGTGACACGCGAGTTGCCGCGAGCCACACCGACGATCTCGCCGCTCGCGGCGTCATACTTCGCCACGCCGCACACGCGACCCGCGGCATCGGCCGGGGCCACCGCGATATTGCCGCTGCTGCGATTGCCGGAGATCTTCAAGAACCGCTTACCGGTCACCGCTGCGGATGCCCGGCCGGTGATGTCGCGGCCCGGCTCGTAAACGCCGACGTTCTCGTTCGCCATGATGTCGTCCCTTCAGGTTTCGCTCGGGTCAGTCCGTCGCCGAGCTGGCGCCGGTCGGTTCGGTCGGAGCGGCGTCGAACCAAGACAGGTCGTCGGGTGCCTTCATCGTGGCGCCCGGGTCCGGGTTGAACGAGTGCCCCTGTTCCTGGACCGGGAAGACAGCCTCGAGGCTGTCCAGCGCGGCCTTGTAGGTGTCCCGGTCGAGACCAAGGTTCTTCACCCACTTGGCCTTATCGACGGGCCGGACCTTGCCCGCGCGGATCGCATCGTCCACCATGCGACTATCGGCCTCGGCCTGGATCGCCGCGAATGCCTCGGATCCCTGCTGGCTCTGCATCTTCAGCGCATCGAGCGTGGCCTTGTCGACCACCGCGAGCCCCGCGGCCTTCAGCGATGCGACCGCAGCAGCGACGGCGGGCTCATCGGCCACGGCCGGGGCGGGCGCCTCTGGCGCTTCGGGGGTCTCCGGCTCATCGGCCAGCGCAGTATTCAACGCTGCGGAGAATGCGTCGTCGTCCAGTTCGGCGTCCAGGCCGTACTTCTCGGCGAGTTGTTCCTTCAGGGTCGCCATCTTGACGTCCTTCCTCGTGGGATCGTTACGGACCTGGTTCCGGATCACTGGCGCCGGTGCTGACCGACGACCAGCGAAGTTGAAAACGGTCAAGTCGAACCGATTCTTAAGCGAATCCGCCTCGTCCGCTGCTGAACTCTCGTCGGCCGGCGTGATGATGGTGTCCGCGAGACCAGCCGCGACCATCTCGTCGGCGGTGAACCACGTCTCGTTCTTCATCTGCTTCAGCCAGTCCTTGACGTCGCCGCCGGCCCGGTCGGCGTAGACGCTGGCGATCGATTCGTTGTGCCGAATCAGCAGATCCCGCATCTCTTTGAAATCGTCCGCGGTGCCCATCGCGACGCCGCGCGCCTCGTGGATCATCATCTCGGCATACTTGCTGGTCTGGATCTCGTCGCCCGCCATCGCGATGAAACTCGCAGCGCTGGCAGCCAATCCGTCGATGCGGGTGATGATGTTCGCGGGATGCCGCTTCAGCGCGTTCATGATGGCGATGCCGTCGAACACAATGCCGCCGGGCGAGTTGATGCCGACAATGATCTCGTCGGCGTCCAGCGCGTTGAGTTCGTTCGCGAAATCGCCTGCGGACACACCCCAGAACGGGTCGATCTCGTCATAGATCAGGATCTCGGCGGTCTTCTTGACGCCGTCGCTGGCCCTGTTGGTGATCGAGTACCACGGCTTTGCATCAGCTTTCGGCGCCTGGTGCAGCATCTTCGCGAGACGCTGCTCGAACGGCGTCGGCCCGTTGACGATCATCATGTTCATCATCAGAACAGCACCCCTTGATCCTTGGTCAGCGTCATAGTCCCGATCTTCGAGCTCGTGCGCTGACGAGCTCGGTTCGACGGTGCGGGCAGCGCAGGGACCGGGTCGGTCCCGGGTGCCGGGTCGGCCGGTGGGGCAGCAGGTGTGAAGTTCGGATCTACCGCTGGGGCGCCGAGCTGCTGACGAATGAACGCCTTCAGCGCGTCGTCTGGATCCAACAGACCCGACTGGACAAGCAGATTCAGCGCCGCCGCCGTCGCGTCCTGCCTCGACCCGATCTCGTCGCACACCAGCAGTGGCGCGCCGACGTCGATCGAATAGTTCGAGTCGAGCAGATCCTCGATCACGTGCTGGTTCGTGACGTCGGCGATATCCTCGGCGATCGACTGCACCGACTGCACAAACACATCTGCCTGCACGCTGGCCAATGCGTAGCTACCGCCCCGGTCCAGGTTGAGGAAGTGAGCGAGACCGGCAAGCGCGATCTGCTTGTCGTGGTACTCGATCGCCTGCTGCATATCCGGCAAATTGCCCTGCACACCGAGGATTTCGAGTTTCGCACCGTACGGCAACGCAGCACCGGCCGACATACCGCCACGGAACCTGGTGGCGATCTTCTCGTAGTCCCGCATCCGGGTCTCGGCGTCCGGGCCCTTGGATTCGCCGTCGCTCATCGTCGCGACCGGCACACCGATACCGTTCCGTCGAGCAGCTGCAGCCTGGATCCGCATCAGCTCGTCCTTCAGCAGCCAATGCTTATAGCTCGGTCGCAGCAGTGACGTGCCGATCCACACACCGGGCTCGGGTTCGTTGCGGTACACCACAAGTCGCGACACGTCGATGCGACGGGCCTGCAGGTTCGTCGCGCGGGCCGCGCCCATCGGCGCGTCCTGCTCGATCCACATCAGGCCGCCGTCCTCGGCGACCGCGAATGTGCGGATCGTGAACTGTGGCCGCGGTGCGAGCTTGCGGAGCCGGAACTTACCGGCGAACGGGCCGCCCGTTTCGTCCAGCCTGTAGACCTGCTCGAACACGGCGTGGCCGTACCGCAGGCATGACAGTGTGTCGCGTAGGTGAGACTTCCACGAGAACCGATCGCGTTGCCGTGCCTTCGGTTTCGGGTCGCCGCCGTTGTCGCCACGGATCGGCAGGCCGAGGTCTTCAGCGACGTGCGCGACGACCGCGTCCTCGGCGCCGTTCGGGTCGATGCGCCACTGCGTGCGCCGGATCGGCAGCCCGATCGCCGACAGCAGCGACCAGCATCGCGCGTCCTCGCGAGGCATCCGCGAGTAGGTCACGAGAGACATTGGCCAGCGCAGGTCCGGCACTTGCTCGGTGAGTTCCCACCACCACATGTCAGGGACCGATCCGGGTGCCCACGACGCGGGGTCTGGCGCAGTGGGGTTGATGTATCCCAGTTCGGTTGTGAGAGCGGGAGGTCGGGCCATGGTCGAGAGTGTCGTATTTTCACGGCTACTTGGCCGTTGAGCTCTGTGCCGTCGAGCACTCCGCATGCTTCCGACCTGCAATTACACGAATCGTGTAGCGCGTTTCCGCAGGTCGCCCGTCGAGCACCGTCGAGCAGGATCGGAACGCGCTACCTGTAAACGAATCGTTGACAAGATGAGTGTTGTAAACGTATCATTTGCATATGCAGATCACGGACAGCGCCCGCAAGCACGGCATCACCGATGCCGCCATGCTGCACGCGGTCGCCAACGCGCTCCGCATCATCGAACAGGAATACGACGGCGAGATCCGCCAACTCATCATCGGCGCGGACCAGACTGCACGCCTGCTCGAAATCGTCGTCGTCGCCGATGAACCCGTTCGGATCATCCACGCCGACGTCCTCCGTCCGAAGTTCTACGACTACCTGTGAAGGGGTGATTGATATGGCTACCAAGCACACTGAGAAGACCAACATCGAAACTTGGCTCGACAACCTCGAAGTCGACCCCGCCAAGGCCCGCGGCGTGTGGCACATGCGCCGGATCACCGCAGCAGCAACCGCGCTCACCGCCGCAGAGACCGAACTGAACGACGCCGTCGCCGAAGCCCGCGCATCCGGCGACACCTGGGCCATGGTCGGCACTGCCCTCGGCGTCAGCCGACAGGCCGCCTACCAGCGATTCGGAAAGTTCGACCAATGAAGCACGTCTCACCGTCCGCAGTTGGCGCCGTCGACCTCGGCACGATAATGAACGAGCAGGCCGAAGCGCAGCGCGGCCCCACTCGGACTGAAGCGCGATCTGAGGTCCGCGTCTACGTGATGGAAGTCGAATGGACGGCCGAAGGCATCGGATACACCTCGGTTCACCGGACAGTCGATGGTGCGCGCCGGAAACTCGAATCGATTGTCGACCAGTGGGGGATGCGCGCCGAGTATGACGCCATCACCGCCGATGCCGAAGACACTGGCACCTGCATCGCAGCCGGGACCGAAGGCGACCCGATCGTGTGGGGCATCAGCCTGCTACCCGTCGAGGAATAAGTCGATGCAAAGCTCAAAACGCGGCTTCGAGTAGGTCGAGTTCGTCCAGGTCGCCCGCGTCCGTGCTGCTGGCCGGCGCGGGCGCTGAGCCGGTTTCCTCGGCGAACATCTGCACACCCCAATGCGCCAACGTGACCGCAGTCCACTGCGGCGAGCCGATCTCCGCGTCATTCCAGACGAAATCCTTCATCGGCAGAACGCGCTTCTCGACCACCTTGAGCGCCTCTTCCAGGATCGGCTGCCCGGTGTGCGACAGCTCGGCCGCCAGCGCCGCATCCACAAATCCCTGACACGCCTTCGCCATCTGCGGTGTCGACGCCTCGATCAGATCGAAACCGAGATCGTGCATCCGCGCCACGAGCACGTTCGCCGGGCCCCGGCCGTCCACGATGATCGCCGCCGGATCCCACAGTTCGATCAGGATCACGAGGAACAGTGCGACGTCGGGCAGTTTCACGTTCCGCAGATACCCGACCTCTAGATGCACCTTGCCGGCCGACGTCCGCGAGCCGCCCGCGATGGCCCACCGTCGACCGTCCCGCGAGCGGTGAATCGCGATCACCCGCTCGCCGACCAGATCCGGTGCCCTGTCTTCCATCGCCTGCCACGCTGCCAGCGGGATCACTGGTTCGCGATTCGATTCGTCCGGCGGATAGATACCCCAACCGAGGAAATCCGCGTCATACAAAGCGAGCTCGTCGGGTGTGTTCGCCGCGCGCCGTTCACTGTCCATGTCG